GAGTGGTGTTTGTCGATTTGGACAGCATCACTATTCTTCCTATGCTTTATCATTACATCAGTAACTGTTATTGTTGTAGTGCCGTTGGCGCTGTCTGCAATCGCAGGACTGTTGACTGCGTATGAGGACAAGTAATCTCATGCTCCGTAACACTAAGACGAAGGGTTAGCCGTGGCTGTATTCAAGAAAGACGAACCAGCACAAGAGGTCGAGAAGACTCCCTCTGCTCCACGCCCAAAACGTCGCACTAATCGTTCCACTCAAGTAATTCTCAATCAGACACCGAAGCCTACTTCTGGTGCATCCTCTGTATTCCTATCTCAACCAGGAAACACATCTTCTCTTCCTTTCAATGCTCCTCGTTCACTTACTGCAGCTGCAGCGCAGGTAAAAGTAAATGACAAGGGAGAATTCGAGCAGTTCAAACAACGCCGTGGTGCAACATCTTCTGCATGGCAAGCAGAGGCTTGGGAGTATTACGACGCAATCGGTGAAATCAAATATGCATTCAACCTAGTTGCATCTGTTGTTTCACGAATCCGAATTTATGCCGCTGCTGTTGATGATCCATCACAGGCCCCAATTTCTGTAAACGAGTCTCGCGTTGTTGACCAGCAACTTGCATCTGCTGCAGAACGCGCACTTGAGCGCCTCAACTCTGCATATGGAGGACAAGCAGGTCTTCTCAAGGATGCAGCACTCAATCTTTCTGTTGCAGGTGAATGCTACTTAGTACAAATGCCAGCACGTCCAGGAACTGGAACTCCAGAGTCTTGGGACATTCGTTCTGTTGACGAAGTTGTTGTAGATGCTCGCGGAGGTTTCAATGTTTTGGGACGTCGTGAACAAGCAACAGGTAATGGACTTGGCGTAAGCAAACTTGGCAACAAAGCATTCGTAGGACGCATCTGGCGTTCACACCCACGCTTCTCAGATGAGGCTGACAGCTCGCTACGCGGTTTGCTAGACCTATGTGCGGAACTTCTACTCTTGAACCGTACATTCCGCGCTACAGCCCGTTCTCGCCTCAATGCAGGTGCACTCTACTTGCCAGACGGACTTTCAGTTGCTGCACAAGGTGACCCTGATTATCCATACGATTCTGAAGACGGAATGGGAGCGGGCTTTACAGCAGAAGAAGCAGAAGACGAATTCGAAGAGCAACTCATCGATGCGATGACAACTCCGATTCGTGATGAAGAGTCTGCATCAGCTGTTGTTCCACTTATTATTCGCGGACCTGCAGAACTTGGTGACAAGATCAAGCAGTTCAAGTTCGAGCGTTCATTCGACCCAGCACTTGCTGAGCGTTCAGACCGTGTACTAGAGCGCATCCTTCAGGGACTTGATGTTCCAAAGGATGTCGTTACAGGTCTTGCTAACGTCAAGTACTCAAACGCTTTGCAGATTGACGAAGCACTTTACAAGGCACACATCGAACCAATGATGTTGCTTATTGCAGATGCTCTTACAACTGTCTACCTACGTCCTTACCTACGCGCTAACGGATACTCAGAGACTGATGTAGAGCGCATTACAGTTTGGTACGACCCATCAGCAATCTCTACACGCAATGACCGTGCAGCAGATGCAGATGCAGGTTATGACCGTATGGCTGTTTCTGGTGACACATGGCGACGCGCTCACGGTTTCTCAGACCAAGACGCACCTACTGCTACAGAAGTTGCACTACGACTTCTCAAGGAGAAGGCAGCATTTACTCCAGAACTCACAGAGTCGATGCTTGAAGTTGTCGCACCTGAAGTTATGCAAGCAACAAAGTCTGCTCAGCAAGAGAAGTCAGTTGCTCCACTAACTCCAGAAGCACAACAGCTTCTCGATCAAGCAGCAGCAGCTGCAGGTGCAGAAGAACTTCCACCAGCAGCACCTCCAGCACCTGAAGGAGCTCAGTAATGGAAGAGCAACTAGAAACCTCTGCAGAAGTAACCGAGGTTGTAGAAGTTGAAGATGCTGTACAGGAAGAAGAAGCAGAAGCAGAAGCAGTAGTTGCTGCTACCGTTTCTCAGACACCTGCTCCTAAGAAGGATCAAGTAAAGGGTTCAGACAAGAACAAAAAAGGTTCTGCATCTGGCTCAAAGAAAATAACTTTTACCCCTGCAATCGAATCTGCACTTCGTACCAAAGTTGAGAAGCACAACGAGAAGGCTCCTAAGGGTCGTCGTGCAAGTCTTTCAATGTTGAAAGCAGTTTATCGCCGTGGTGCTGGAGCATTCTCTGTTTCACACCGCCCAGGTATGACTCGCAACCAATGGGCTATGGCTCGCGTCAACGCATTCCTTCGTTTGCTCAAGTCTGGTAAGCCAACTAACTCTGCTTACAAGTCCGACAACGACCTTCTTCCAGCTTCACACCCAAAGGCAAGCAAAAAGAAGAAGGCTCTTACAGCTGGTGCAGGTTCAATCCTGATTCCAGAAGAGCAAGAACTTGCAGACACTCTTTATTACCTCAGCGAGAAGTACGGAAAGTTTGACCAAGATGGCGATGGCATCTGGGCAGGCTACAAGCCAGCTTCAGAAAATGAAGTTGCTGAGATTGGCGTGAACTGCCAGAACTGCGTTTTCTACCAAGGTGGAAACGAATGTCAAATCATTGCACTCGAAGTTGAAGCAATGGGCGTTTGCCGTTTTGCTGTTCTTCCAGAAGGTGCTGTCAAAGATACACAGATTCCACTTCGTGACGAAGATATGGAACTTCTTCTTGCTTCTGCATACGCAGAGTTCCAACTTCAAGTTGATATGAAGACAGAAGCAGATTACGAATCTCCAGAAGAAGCAATCTTGGCTCTTACAGAATTCTCTGGATTAGGCTATGAAGCAGAGCCAGCGTTTAGAGCATCATGGCTCCGTGCAGTTCGCAATGGAGAGAATCCATTCCGTCGCGCATCAATTCTTGCATCAATGACATACGACAGTTTGGATTCAGACCTACTCCCTGTTAGGACAAAGCACAATGGCTAAAGAACCACTGAAGAACATCCAGCCTGCAGCCATTTCAAAGAGAACTGTAAAAGTTCTTTCTTTTGATGAGCAGAATGATCGCATCTACAGCGCAGCATACGAGATGCTATCTGAGGCTAACCGTGACTTCGCTGGTACTCGTCGTATCACAAAGCGTGCTTGCAACTCTGTAGTTGCTCGTTCTATCAAGAAGAACGCTGACCAGAGCTACACCATTCGTCGCTTGCGTGCACTCAAGGAGCTTGGACACTACATCCAACTTGCTCAGCACAACAAGATTTTTGCATCACGTCCAGAGAACACTGACCTTCTTCCAATCGCTCACCCACGTTCTACTCGTTCACACGAGTTGACTACTGCAGAGTTGATGAAGCACCGCGCTCGCTGGATTACTGATGACCCACACATCACAGATGACACTGCACGTTCTGTTCTTGCATCTGCACTTGTTGCTCATCCAGCATCTGCTGAGTACGAGTACTCAATTGCACGTCTTCAGGGACTTCCACAAGGAACCATTCCTCAGTACGCACTTCTAGCAGCCCTAGGTGATGGAAACTCATCTGCAGCTCGTCGTGCTCGTGCTATGAAGCAGCGCCGTGACCGTAAGGGTCGCTTTGCCGAGATGGGTGGCGGTCTTCGTGCATTCGTCAAGCGTGCAAGTGGTGTTATCCAATCTCTTACTGGTAAGGCTGTCTCTCAGGGTATCGAAGGCGATACCTTTGACATGGAACTTCCAGATGGAAAGCTAATCCGCGTTCCTACATCTTCTGTTGAAGGTGTGAAGGCAGTATTGAAGTCTCAGCAAGGTCCAGATGGATTTAGCAAGACTCCTGCAAAGACTTCTTCTAAGGACCCAATCCTTGACGAAGCAAACCTAGAAGTTATTGATGCTCCATCTGGTTTCACAAAAGACGAGACTTGGGCACCAACAGACCAAGACCTTGAGTATTACGGTACAAAGATTGATCTTGGAACTAAGTACACAGATGATGCATACGATGTCATCAAGTTTGATTCACCAAATGCTGCTGCAAAGGATAAGTTCGAAGCAGCACAACAGCGTGAGTCTGAAGGACAGAACGTTGTTACAGAAGGTCTTGGCAAGAATGGTTCACTAGACCCTAACCTTCCTGTCTACATGGTTACTCGTCGTGGCGAGTCTGATGGCAAGCCTTTCGCTGCTGTTCAGTCATGGGCAGATGTTCAGGATTACATTTCACAAGACGAGCCAAAGTTTGAAAAGGGTGAACTACCTGACCCATCAAAGATGCTCAACGATGGTGCAGATGCGCAAGCTCCTGCTGCTAAGGAAGAGAAGCCACAAGAAGGCGACCTAATCCCTGCAATTCCAAATCTTACTAAGGCGCAGAAGCGTCAATACAAGCAAGACATGAAGAACTATGAGAAGAACGGTGGCCTTATGCCACTTGACCCTTCTAAGTCTCACATTGTTATGCCTGATGGTTCTGTTATCGATGCAGAAACTGGCGAAGTAGAACGTCCTGCACTTCCTACAGGCAAGGCTGTTCCTCCTACACCTGCTGTTGAAGATTCTGAAGTTCCTCAGGGTGCTTACAAGATGGACCCAGAGCCATACACACCTAAGGGTGCAGGTCCTGATGTAGAGTCTAAGGACTACACAGACGACCCTGCAGAACTTGCACAGAAGTTTGATGAAGAAGAACTTACATCTGCACTAGAAGATTCACTTGAGAACAACGGTTCTGCTCAGCTTCCATTTGAAGCTGGAGATGAATCAGTTCCTGCAGAATCAGTACGCGATGCTCTTGGCGAAATGGGCAAGGACATTGGCGCTGCTGTAAAGAAGGCTTACTCAAAGATCAAGGCTAAGTTTGCTGGCAAGAAGGAGTCAGAGACTCCAGAAGTTAGCGACGAGGTAAAAGCAGAGCTAGGTAAGGACCTACCAGAGGCTCCTACTGCAGAAGGTTCTGACCCTGCAGCACTTCCAGCACTTCTTGATGGTCTAGGAGACGCTGAAAAGGAAGAGTACACAAAGACTGGTGATTACGCCAAGCACCTTCCTAAGAATGAAACTACTGATGCTCCAGAGGGCTACACAGAACTCAACCCAGACCCATTCAACAACGACGAGGCACTTCTTCCAGAAGATGCTCCAGATGGCTTCACATTCAACCCAGTTGATATCGCTAACGACTACTCAACTGAAGATTTGAAGGCAGAACTTCGTCGTGCAATTGAGCCTGGCAATGAAATGCCTGGTTATGGAATTCTTGGTCAGAAGACTGAAGAAGGCGAAGATTATGTTGGCAACGTACCGGGTGAAGCAATCCGTGACGCGCTACAACTGCAAGGTGAAGACACCAACAAGCTAATTGATGACATCTACAAAGAAGGTGCAGAACAACCGTCTGCGCAAGAAATCGCCGATGCAGTGGAAGGTGAGAATGCCAAAGAAGAACCTGCCCAACCAGCGGAATCACCTGCGCAGGACGCGCAAGGACCCGACGCCGATCAACCAAAGGCAGGACTTCCCTCAGATAGTGAGGCTGGCGGAGTACAAGGAATTCAAGAAGCAGGAAACGTTGGAGAGCCAACAGGACCAGCAAAACTTTCCACCAAAGCAGGAGAACTAAAGGCTGGCGATGTAACTGCTGACAAGTTCACAGTTGAAAAAGTTTATTCAGATGAAGAGTCAGAGGCTATCAAGCCAGGCTCTGTTTGGGTTGAAGGTTACTACCCAGGTCACGCTACACAGAAGACCAAGTTGTGGAACAAGGACACAGAAATTGATGTCTACCGCAATGTTGACGCTCCTGTAAAGGGGGACTTGCCAGCTCTCTCAAAGCCAAAGCCAAAAGAGTATGACCCAGAGGGCAAGATTTACAAGGACAAGGAGCTTGGTCTCTTTGTTCCAAAGGATGCAGAGGCTCGTAGCAAGTTCCTAGATGCTATGGACCAATACAACGCCCAGCTTGCAGAAGCACAAGCGAAGTGGGATGCACCAGAAGGTCTAGAGAACTGGAGTTCAGAGAGCACTGCTCCAACTTCAACTCCTGCTAATCCTGTTGCTGTTGTTTCAGTACCTGCAACTGATGTTCAAGCAGGCGACATTGCATTCAAGAAGGAGTACGGAGCAACTGACTTCGAGTACTTCGTAGTTGAGTCTTATGAAGGCATCAACCCTGAAACTGGAAAGGCTCAGGTAAAGGGTTTCTATCCTGGACACGAGTCTCAGTTGAAGGAATGGAACGCTGGCACACAGATTACTGTGATGCGCGGTGCTAAGGATCTTCCAGCAGCTGGTACAAAGTCTGCTCTAGAGCGTCCATCAAAGGATGACCCAGACTACAAGGCTAAGAAGGCTGAGTTCGATAAGGCTAAGGCAGAATCTGCTGCAACCTTTACTCCTCCTCTAAGTCCAGAGGCTGCTCCTTCTGCTGGTGCTAAGTTGAAGCGTCCAACAGGTCCAGCATTTGATGGTGACAAGTTGAAGGCTCTTGCTGCAGAAGCAAATGGAGACCCAGCTAAGTTCAAGGAACTTCTCAACAACGAGACAATCGTTAGTATCGACTTTGAAACTGACGGAAGCAAAGACTTCAGCAAGCAGAACCCAATTCAGGTTGCTATTACTAAGACCAAGAATGGTCAGCAGGTTGAAGAGCCTCTAGTTCTATTTATGAACCCAGAGCAACCACTTGGTCCGTTCTACACAGATGCTCCAGACCAAGATGCAATCCTCAAGGATTCAGACGGCAACCCAATCTCTGACGAGTTCCTCGCAAAGCAGCAGTCTATGGACGAAGCGTTTGCAAAGGTCGCTGAGTATCTAGGTTCTGATCCAATCATCATCATGGCTCACAACTCGCCATTCGATGTACCTATTTTGAAGAAGTACATGGAGCAGGGGGGACACACTCTCAACATCGAGGGTGAGATTGACACACTTGCACTTGCTCGTAAGGTTGGAAAGCTAGAAAAGGGCAACGACCTAAAGTCTGTTGTATCTAAGTACTTCCCAGAGAAGTCTGACCTCAACTGGCACGATGCTGCAACTGACGTTTCAGTTCTTCCAGACATTATGAACGCTCTTCTTGATGACATGATCACAACCAAGAGTGGTGTAGAGCAGCTCGATATTGATGGCACCAAAGCTCAATACGCTAAGGACCTCGAGGCATACAAGGCACAGAGCAGCAAAGCTAAGAAGATTGAAACTGACCAAGCTGCTTCTAAGGTTGTTGCAGATGCATTTGCTGGCAAGGAAATCCCAGCGACTTCTGCAGAACTTGAGGACAAGCTTCCTAAGGCTCTTGCAACTTCTGACGAGCTTTCTTCAGCAACTACTAACCCTAACTTCCCAACCTCAGATGGCATCAACGAAGTTGAATCTGTCTTGGGCGGATTGGTTTCTGACAACTGGGTCGCTGACTCCGAGAACACAACCAACATTGGAAAGATTTTTGCTGGTGAGTGGCAGCCAGGTGACTTCATCTCTGCTCCATACGGTGGATACTTCGAAATTCTTGAAGTTATCCCAGACCCAGACAACGAGAAGAATGTCTTTGTACGACGTCGCCTACTATCAACAGGCGAAGTTTACGGTGGCCCAGGAGATAAGAACCCTAAGTCATGGATGAAGTACGGACAGTACGAAGTTTGGCGTCGTAACTCTGCTGCAGTAGATGAGTCTCCAGAGACTCCTGAAGTAGAGCAACCACAACTCGAAACAGATGAAGCTCCTAAGAAGGAAGCATCTGCTGGTAAGTGGAATGACTACACAATCTCACAAGGTACTGACGGTGTTTACTACGCAGAGAACATTTCTGCTGCAGATGTTGCTGCACTACGCAACGGAACACTAACTCCACCTAACTTGCCATTCTTCGCACCACTTGGTGGAGGAAGCAACCAAGAGACTGGAGAAGGTTACTTCTTCACATCAGACGGTAAGCGTTTCTGGGGTAAGTACGGTGCATCTGGTGCACTCGTTCGTCGCAAGAATGCTGACGGCGAGTACGAGTACTTCATGGCTAAGCGTTCACAGAGCCTGTCACAAGGTGGCGGCAAGTGGGGCGCTCCAGGTGGTGCACACAAGGACCAGACAATGGCTAAGACCGTTGGTGCTACTGCTAAGGAAGAATTCCTAGAAGAAGTTGGCGGAGACCTTTCAAATCTTGAGCCTATCTACTCTGACAACAACATGGTTGGTGCAGAGTGGGGCTACGAAACATTCGTATTTGAAGTTGGACCAAACCAACTCAACGACCTTGGTTCAAAGGATGGCGAGAACACCGACATTGGTTGGTTCACTGCTGACCAGATCAACAAGATGGGCGAAGAAGGAAAGCTACACCCAGACTTTGCTGCATCATTCCCAGGAATTGTCAACGCTGTAGACCTTCAAGAGACTAAGGCACTTGACAAGCCAACTCCTGCTGATGAAATCACCGAGACAGAAGTTGCTTCTGTATTCGACATTTCAAAGTGGCAGAAGACTGGCGGTCAAGAAGGTTCAAACAAGGGCGCTTATTACACAGACCCAGATACTGGTATCGAGTACTACGTCAAGACTCCTAAGTCTGACAAGCACGCTGCCAACGAAGTTCTAGGTGGCGCACTTTATGACGAGGCTGGAACTAAGTTTGGTCGTGCTCACCTTGGTGTAGACAAGAACGGAAAGACCGTTTTGGTTTCTCCAATTCTTGACGGTTCTAATAAGGACTTCGCTGAGAAGAAGAATGACCCAGAGTTCAAGAAGAAGGCTCAAGAAGACTTCGCAGTTGACGCATGGCTAGGTAACTACGACGCTACTGGTCTTGCTTTCGACAACATGTTGACTAAGGGTGGAGACCTTTACCGCGTTGATGCTGGTGGCTCATTGCTATTCCGTGCACAGGGTGGTACAGATAAGGACTTCGGTCCTGAGGCAACACAAATCGATTCGATGCGTGATGCTAAGACCAACCCACAGGCTGCAGAAATCTTCGGCGATATGACTGACGAGCAGATTGCAGAATCTGTAAAGAAGGTTCAGGCTGTAACTCCAGAGAAGATTGATGAACTTGTTGATGCAGCGTTTGCGGGAGACCCAAAGACTGCTGACATGCTCAAGGAAACACTCAAGGCTCGCCGCGAGTACCTCATCAACCGTTTCCTCGGTGGACAGGAAGCTCCAGAAGCTCCAGAGGCAGTTGAAGCTCCTACTATTGACAGCAACACATCAGTTATCAATGTTTCTGATGATCCATTTGAGATTCAGAACCAGATTCAAGATGCAATTGCTGACGGCAAGAAGATTGCTTTCAAGTACAAAGGTAAAGAGCGTCTTGTAACTCCTAAGTATGTTTACAAGAACCCAAAGAATGGAAACCTAAACCTAAAGGGTCTTGACCAAGATGGTGTAGAGAAGACTTACACTCTTCAGAACTTTGAGCAGTCAAATGGAACAGCTCCAGAGGCTTTCAATCCAGAAGCACCTGCAACTCCTAAGGCAGAGCCTGTAAACGAAGCTCAGGTTGTTCAAGTTCCTGAAGCAGAGAAGGCAGCAGTTCTTGACGAGGTTTCAAACCTTGCAGAAAAGCTCTTCGGTTCTAAGGAAAAAACAAAAGACCTTCTAGAAAGCTTGAAGGGTCAAGATGGCGTCAACAACGACATCATTGATGCAATCCTTTCAGACATCAACGCTCCAAGCACTCCTGAAGATGCTACACCTGAGCAGAAAATTGAAAGCGACATCACAGAGGCTCTAACTCCTGATGCTGATATCGATGAGACTGCTCCAGAAGGTTTGGGAGAGATTGACCCAGCTGCTCTAGCAGAAGAACTCAAGACTCCACTAACCCCAGACCTAATCTGGCAGAAAGTAAAGGATGAGTACGGTGCGAAGACACTTGAAAATGGTCACATTGTTGTTGGTACTTCTGATGACGGCACCTCTGTTATCAATACTGTTGTAAAGCGCAACGCAGACAACACATTTAGCGTTTACCACCGTATCCTCAACAAGGAGACTGGTGAAACTAAGATCAAGACCTACGCTGGTAAGTGGCACTCATTTACTGCGCTAAAGAGTCGCATTGACACCAACATTTGGAAGTCTGCTGCAAAGCCTAAGACTGTCAAGAATGGTTCAAAGGCAGAAACTCCAGGCTCTGTTCTACCTGCAGCAGTTCCAACTCAGAAGGGTTCTTACGTCTCAGCTGACGGCAAGACTCCAATCAAGGTTGGTATGAAGGTTCGCACCATCGAAATGAAGTCTGACGGTACTAAGGTCGAGAAGACTGGAACCGTTATCTCTCTCAAGGATGAGTACACAACTGGTAAGAGCAAGGCTAAGCCAGAGGGCTACACATACACTGACGTTGCTAAGGTCAAGTGGGACGACAGCGGTAAGAAGAACTGGAAGGTTTCTAGCTACCTAGAAATCATCGATGCTTCTGGCGCAAAGGAAACCCCAGAAAAGCCAAAGAATGATGGTGAAGAAGGTGGCGGTACTGGTGGTACACCTGTAGAGCCAAAGACTCCTAACTCTCCAGCTCCAGTAACCCCTGTAGATACTCCAGAAGTTTCAGTTCCAACTTTTGAAGGTGCAGATCTTGCAGGTGCAACTGCAATCAAGGATGTAGAGGCAAAGTCTGTAGCTAAAAACTCAGACGGACATCTATCAGCATATGGTGCTAATAACTACAGCGATTACAAGTCGTTCCTTAGCGGTGAATTTATCAAGGACCCAGAATCAAAGAACTTGGTTCCAGGAATCTTGGTTCAGAATGACAAGCTAAACTCTGAAGACCCTGAGCTTGTTAGCTATGGAGTTGTTTCAAGCCAGAATGCAAAGACTGGTGACATCGAGGTCTCGTACTTCGACGGACCTCTTGCTGGTAAGAAGCAGACTCTCAAGTCAGACAAGGTTTGGTCTCGTGAGAAGTTCATTACCCCTGAGCAAGCAAAAGAACTAGACATCACTATAGATTCAACTCTTTTTGATAAGTCAAAGGCTGCTGCTAAGGCTAAAGGCGAGGAATACGCTAAGCAACAAGCAGAAAAAGCTGCAAAAGCCAAGGCTAAGGCAGAAGCTGATGCACTCAAGAACAAGTTCCAAGTAAACGGACCTGGTTTCCAAGTACAGACTCTAGATGCTGCTGAAGTTGACTTCTCTCAGTCTCCTGTAGAAGGTGTTCCATCTATGGATGAGGCTCTAGATGCTGTCAAGAAAGCAAATACTCCACTAGAAGCTGCTAAGGGTGCATCAACTCTTGTAGATGCTGACTCAATCGAGGACCTAGATGTTCATGTTGGTCTTGTAACTGACAAAGATGGCAATAAGAAGATTCGTCTGCAATTCACATTGACTGACTGGGCAGCTAATGCTCGCATCGCTGAGATGCAAGATGATCCTTCTGTCAAGAAGACAACTAAGTTGAAGGTTGATAAGTGGAAGAAGAACCCAGACGGTTCACTTACATGGATGGACACTTGGGATAACAGCACGATTGATTCTTCAGGAAATGGCGTTACCTACTCAGGTACTGCTGGAGCAGGTGAATTCAAGATTCATCGAGCAGCTAAAGGTATTGATGATGTTGACTTCTTCCAGTACCACAGCTCAAGTCCATATGCAGTGGCTTTCCACAACAAGGTAGAAATCCTTCTTCCAGAAAACGCTACCTCGACAGATGTTGCTCAAGCTCTACAGGAGCTTGGTGCAGTCTCTCAGGTCCGTCCAGCGACTAAAGAAGACATCAAGGGTGTCATCGAAAACAAGATGATCTGGATGTACGGAAATGCTACTGATGGCAAGAAGAACTTTGCTGGCGAACTTCGTCAGAAGACTCTTGACAACATCAAAGATAAGTACGGATTTACTGCAGATGACGTTGAGGTTGTAGTTGATACTCAAGCTCGCGGTCGAGTGAATTATTACATCCCAGAAGCAGCAGTTGAGAAACTTCTTGCTGAGACAGGTGCCTCATCATTCTTTGTTCACAACTGGAAGGGTGGCTCAGGAAATACTGTTGATTGGTACTACGACATGATTATGTCTGGCGGTATCTACGCAACAGCTAACCGTTGGATGAATGGAATCAACGTCTCTGGTATGTCATCTGCTGCCGATATCAAGGCAAATGGTGGAAACTACGTCTTTATGTCCCCAAGCTCAAAGGGAACAAGCACTTCATCTTCTCTAGCAGTGTACTTCGATGCTCGCAAGGTTCTGCGTCGTTTGGACTTTTACAAGAACAACTCTGATAAGTTCGGTCAACTACAGTCTGATGGCGAAGATATCGCAGAACAGCTAAAGAACAACTATGGAGAGCTAATGTTCAAAAAGAACCTCTCTTGGGCAGATGTCAATACAATCTCTATGCCTTCGGAAATCCGCAAGCAACTGATTGAGAAGTTGACTGCCGCTGGTGAGACAGAGCTAGCAGATATGGTTGCTGGAAAGCAAAAGAAGAAGGGTGCCAAATGAGCCTAATCTCTGAAGAGGTCATCTTTGAGACCCCTGGTGTAATAGAAAAACTTACTGGCGAAAACGCTGGTGACAAGCATTCTCTCCTTGATGCCGTTCAATTCGTGTATGGAGGAGAAGATGATGAGAGCGATAGCGGAATTCTCGTTCGCGGTGGTCGTGGCATGTTCTATCCAACGGATCCAGAATTAGTCACAAAAACCGACGGTACAATTGAATTCAGCGCGTTCGATGGTACCTATCAAATCAGAAAGTTCAATGAAGAAGATTCTTCACTACTTACTGGCTATGGAATCACACTGACCCCGCAAATGATGGAGGAAATGATGGCACTCGACGAACAAGTTGGTCTAGACCAATCTGTTGAAGCTTTGACTAACGAAGCTGGAGAAGTTACCGCTGTTGTTTTCGACGTTGCTGGTATGGGCACATTCTTCCGAACCGAAGGTAAGTGGGCTCCTGCCACTGCTGAAGAGTCAGCGAAGTATGATGGCGCAACTACCACTGATATCGAAATCGACAGAGCTAAAGAACTTGTAGAGCGTTACGACGCTGGTGACAAGATTACTGAAGCTGAACTTGCTGACTACGCAGTAAAGGAATAACCAGTGGAGTATCTAGGTAGAAACGGCAACCAAGTTCTATTCGGAAACGAAGAACTTGCAGCAGTTGTCAATGAAAAAACTAACTCTGTCGTAATTGTCGATAAGAGTAGCGTTCTGCTCGCTGCAGCTGACTGGCAAGCCAATGGTGCTCGCCCAACAGACTCTTCAGTAGAACTTGCTAACGCTGCCGTAACTGACCTAGATATCAAAGTTTTCTCTAACAATGACCGCATGTACACAATCCCTGACTCAGTTGTTGCTGAGGCAAAGCGTGGACTTGCTTGGCACAAAGAAGAGAACCGTGGTGGCACTCCAGTCGGTATGAACACTGCTCGCACTCTTGCTAAGGGTGGACAGATTGGCATTCGCAAGGTTCGCCACATTGCAAAATATTTCCCTCGTCACGAAGTTGACAAGAAGGGCAAGGGCTACAAGCCTGGCACCACTGCATACCCAAGCAACGGACGTATCGCGTGGGCACTTTGGGGTGGAGATGCTGCACAACGTTGGGCATCTGCAATCGTAGAGCGTGAGAACAAGAACGCTGTAACTGCTGGTGGATATCCTTCATTCTACGAACACGAAGCCCGCATTGACTACAAGGCTTTCAATCCAGCAGAGTACGAACCAGATTTCTACATCCGTGTTCGCCTTGATGGTTCTGGTGTAGACCGTCTTTACAAGTTTGATGAGAACGGTAAGTGCACAGTTTGGGACGATGGCTGCTGGGACGACCTTGGTCACATTGACCACGATTTCCTCACTTATGACAAGTCACTTGATGACCCATACGATCAAGTAGAAAAAATCCATGTCCCTGTTGACCGCGAGTCAGCAATCAAGATTTCAGCAATGTTGGACAACAATCCTTTGGATTCAATCCACTTGCAACGAATTGACTTTGATGAGTCAGACCTCATGGAACGGGCAATCCCAGAGATTGACTTCAAGTTTTTAGATCAGCTTTCAGAAGATGATGTCTACGAAATCGATGAGTGGGACGACGGCCTTATGGCTGCTGGAACAGTCACTGGTGACCCATCACTTCCAAGTACAACAGATTCAACTCCAGGCGTTTACACCGAAGAGGAGCGTTCACAGAATGCTTCTTCTCAAGTTCGTGATGCTTCAGGACGTTTTGCTGCTACTGGTACAAAGGTTGTTATCAACAACAACCAAAACTACAAGGGCACAATCACAGCAATCAACGGACAGACTCAAGAAGTCACTGTAAAGCTAGGTGACGGAAACGAAGTTGTAGTTCCTGGTGCTGCTACTCAACCTGAAGAAGGTTTTGTACCAAGTGCATATGATGGTCCTGCTTACAACCTAGACACTTCAGGTATTTTGGGAGAGCCTCGCACTCCAATGGATGAGCCACAAGCTCGTTACTCTGGAACTCTTCCACCACTTAGCTCTGACAGCGTTTCCCTAATGCTCAATGACTATCAAGCATGGGTTGGCGACCAAACTCTTTCTCCTGAGTACGCAGGAACCCCGCGTCCTCCAATTACATACAAAGAGTCTCCAGACCCAAATACAACTTTAGGTAAGTACTACCAAGGTTCATTCAATCCTGACGGCACTCCAAAGCCAGGTTGGAATCCTGCTACAACAGAGAACGTATATAACGAACCACTACTTCGTGATTGGCTTGATAAGGAATACAAGAACAAGTCAAATGTTGCGCTAGATGCTCACAAGTCTGGTTGGTATAAAAACCTAGGACCATACGCTCCAAAGATTGAAGAAAAGCTTTCTCGTGACAAGGCCGTATCCGCTGAGAACAAAGCTAAGTACGACAAGAAGTATGACCCTACTCTTTCAATCATTGCTGCTGGAGAAAAGCAGACTTACGAAATTACTCCAGAGAAGACTCCTGTTGCCCCTATGTATATGGCAATAGTTACTCAGGATGATCCATCTGCAGTTATGGACCTTATCTGTCTAGTCCCTGCAGAGCACGGAAAGTCTCGCGCATCTACATTCAAGCGTCAAGACCGCAAGTGGGTTCGTGACGAGAGCTACCTCAATGATTTGATGAGCCCTACTCCTCCTCCTGTTATTGTTCTAAACAACGAAGACCTAGCAGATGTCACAAGTCAGATTGATGGTGGCGTTGTTGCATCAGCTCGTTCAATTCTTGCTGCTGCTCTATCTCTCAATGCAATTACTGCAGCTGGAGGGCTAGACCAGAACCGCGGTAACGCTGAGAAGCTACGCCAATACTGGACAACTGGTAAGGGTGGATTGAAGATTCGCTGGAACAGCCCAGGTGACTGGACTCGTTGCCACAAGTATCTTGCTAAGTACCTAGGACCTCGTGCTAAGGGCTACTGCGCTCTTCGTCACAAGGAGATGACTGGTATGTGGCCTGGAGACAAGCGCAACCCAGGAATGAAGAAGTCTTTGACTTCAAGCATCGAAACTCTTCGCACAGAAGAGCAAGTTATTGACACCTTCACTCTAGAAGCTCGTAAAGCTGCTGCAAAGTCACGCGTTATTGGTCGACAGGGTATAACTCCAACAGAGTTTGGGGCTAAGTTCACTATTCCTTTGGTAATCCCTGAGGACAAGCCAACTGGCGATGGTCGCATCTTCAAAGAAGGTGTAATCACCATGCGTGACTTGCCTCTGCCACTTCTATGGCAGATCAAGACTGGCGAAGGACACGACGGCTCAGTAGTCGTTGGTCAAATTACCCATATGGAACGCATCGAAGGCGGTATTGGAAATGCCTCTGGTGTATTCGATAAGGGTGAGTACGGAGCTGAGGCAGAACGCCTAGTCCGTAATGGCTTTATCCGTGGCGTATCTGCTGACATGGATATGTTCGAGGCTGATGAAGAGGCTTCGGACGAGTCAGAAAAGCTTGGAGCAGGTAGAATAGTTATCACAGGCGCTCGCATTATGGCAGTCACGATTGTCCCGAAGCCAGCGTTTCAAGAGTGCTTTATCCAGATTGTTGATGAAAGCACTGAGACTCAGGAGGATGAAGTGGCAATTCCAGACGGCGTATATGTTGATGGGGTGAACCCGCTAGATGCTTCAGCACTTGTTGCTTGCGGCATGGTCGCTGGCGCAATTCCACTTGAGCCACCAGTAGAGTGGTTCGAAAACCCTAAGCTAACTAAGGCAACACCACTCACTATTACTGATGAGGGTCGCGTCTTTGGTCACATTGCTGCATGGCATGTAGATCACATTGGTATGGCTTTCGGTACTCGCCCACCTCGCTCTCGTAGCAAGTATTCATATTTCCACACTGGTGTAATTCGTACCGCTGAAGGTACCGATGTTCCAGTTGGTCAACTAACTTTGGCTGGCGGTCACGCAGGTCTTGAAGCTTCTGCACAAGAAGCAGTAAAGCACTACGACGACACAGCCTCTGCATTTGCAGATGTCCATGCTGGTGAAGATTCATACGGCATTTGGGTATCTGGTGCTCTTCGTCCAGGAACTTCTCCTGAGCAGATTCGCGCAGCTCGTGCATCTGCTCCATCTGGTGACTGGCGTCCAATCAAGGGACACCTAGAGCTTGTTG